CCTGGATACTGACACTCAGCGCCTTTATAAGTCCATTGACAAGTGTTCTTATAATATTTGCGTTTTGGAGTTACAATCCTAAAGTATTGAAGCCAAGAAACTAAACCAAAAGATGCTACTGAATCATTTAAAGACTCAAGTTGATCAATTTTAAACTTATCTTCAATATAAGATTCTGTATCTGCTTGAGCGTTTACAATATAGATTGGAGTATCAATAGTTACATTGGCATCAAGCTCGTTAGAAAGAAATAAAAATCTATTTTCTTCAATGGATTGTATTGTAGCTTCAGTTTGCCCACCTTTTGCTATAACATTATCTCCTACACGATAGGGCATTGAATTGTAAACTTCTACTACATTTGCAGAAATATATTGAACAGTAGAATACTCAGGCCAATAGTCTAAAAAATTAGCAAAAGTTGTTTTGATTTCAACTACTCCACCTAATAGATCACGAGTATCCATCTTTTGTTCTTGCCAAGTGCCTCCTACAGCTAAAGTTTGCTCATAAGTAAAAGAAGCATTATTTCTACCATAAGTTCCAACAATTGCCTCATCATAGTTCAAACCGTCTTCGTTTGTTGTAGTCCCTGGCACTGTACGAGGATCAATTCCATGTACAAGTTCTCCATTTACAATGGCTTGTACAGAGTTTGATGTATTATTACCAGCTAAAAACGGATCTTCAACCAAGCGTGATACAATGTTATCAAAGTTAAACATTGTGAGAGTTAATTCATTAATCTTACCATCGCTTGACTGATCAATTGCAGTAGAGTTTAAAGGAAATGGGAGATAGGTTTTTGCATCAAATACTACATTATATTGAAGGTCAGATACTAAGTCACCACGAATCTCAGCAAATCGTAAAGGAAAATCATTAGGCCAGGCACGTCCTGCTCCTTGACCTGTTGGGTTGCCTTGAGCATTAGGAGGATACCATTCCCCAGGGTAATATACTGTATATAGACGCACAACAGGATTTTGAGTAAAAGCATTCTTTTCAGCAATAAAAGCACTTGGAGCTATTGCAGATACAGTAGCAATTGCAGTAGTAACATTACCACTCATCGTATTAGATTGAAAAGGAATAGAAGAAGAGTTTAACTCACCATTTGCAGTGCCTGTAATTGAGATAGTATTAGAATGAACTACTTCTGTAGAGGAAAACTCTTGTAAAACATTGTTAAGTTTAACTTTAAGTTGATTAGTTGAGGTATTGACATTTGCAATATAACCAACTGTTAAAGTTGTATTACCTACTAAAGCGTTAGTAGACTGAAAACCAGTAGCATTATCAACAGTTAAAATTACATCATAGTTGCGAGCAGTCATTAGTCATAAGTCTCTTGAAGATTAAATGATACAGTATAGAAGTTTTCTGTTAATTGAGAACCAGTAGATAAAACTTGTTGAACTTTAAGCGGTCCAGCAAATCTTGTTGTAATTGTACCAGCTTCATTTATATGTGACAAGTCAAAACTAAAAGCTTCAAATTCTCCACTTCTCGCGTTGTAGAAGTTTTCAATAGCTGTTTTTTCTATTCCAGTTACATTTGTATATTGCAGGCTGTACTGTCGTTTAGAACGACGAGACTTTAAACGACGCTTTTCATAACCAGCTTGGGAAGTAAAAGTGATTGTATCAAAAGAACGATCTGATGAAAATCCTTTGTCTGGTTTACGATCAGACATTGAAGTAAATCTGTCTAATGTTTGAACTTGAGAATCAAATATTCTAATAGATAACTGATCATTAGGATCTAAAGTGCCAAGAGGAGCTCCTGATTCAAGTGTTATTGCATTTGAAGAAGTTATTGGAGCTATTGTATCTGTACGATATCTTGCTCCGTGTACCATGCGTGAAAATGAAATATCGCCTTTAAAATGTTCACCCACTGTTGTAGTGTTAGAGTTTGCACCAATTGTAACATTTCCACCAGTAGCTGTAGCAGCTACATACTGAGTGTGAGCTACTTTTACATTATTGACATAAAGTCTTAAGTTTTGAGTAGAAGAATCGTATGATACCGCTACGTGATAATTTGAGCCACCGTTAGCGTTACCACCATATAGTTCAGTAATACCACCTGCACGATTTATTACAAAACCAACATTTGAGTTAGCTCCTACTAAACGAAGATTGTAGTTGTTATTTGTATCTCCATGGCGAGCAAATAGCGTTTGATTTGATGCAAGAGTGGTACCTATATCAGGTCTAGCCCAAGTATCTAAAGTAAACGAACGATCATTAATATTAAAATCATCGCTTGAAGGTATTTGTAAATAGTCATCTGTACCATCTAAGGAGATAAACTTGTCATCACCATAAGTTGCATAGGCAGCTGTTCCCCCAACAAAAGTTACTGTATGTGCTGATTCAGATTCATCGGTTAGTGTATCATAAAAGTTTGTAAGCAGTTTAGTAGCCGAATTATCAGATATATCAATACCTTCAATACCAAGAGTTGCTGAAGGATATGCATAAGCATCTGAGGTTTGAGCAAGACCAGATAAGAATACCATAATCTCACCCTTAGAAGTTACATTAGACTGAGCTGGAAGTGCAAACGAAGTTTGAACAGCATTAATTACATAAGAATTACCATTTATAATAGTCGGAACAGTGTTAGAGTACTCTGCAACTGCGGTGGTAGTTTCTTGTCGAGTGATTTGAAACCGTGCTGGTATTGATAGAGTTTTAAGAGTTAGATTTGCAGCATTTGGAGCTGTAATAAACGTTACGGTAGCTCCTCCGTTTGATGTTGAATAGTTTGTCGTAGATTGTACAACTCCATCAACTATAGCAAGCACTTCTCCTCTATATCCTACAGTGCCGTTTAAATTAAAAGTAGTTTCGCCACCTGTTGAAGAGTAGGTAATCTCAGAAGCAACACCAAAGCCTGTAACAGGAGCGGTCGCATCATCAGGATAAATAGCCATTAAGCAGCTCCTCCTCTCAGAGACTTACGAATCGGACCGTTATTGCGTAGGTCACGAGTAACAATATCAATCACGTATTTTTCTCCATCAAACATTGGTTGTGATGCAGTAGCTTCTTGTGGGGTGCCTTCGTTAGTAATGTTAACTACCACATTACCGCCAGAACCTGTTGCATTCATCATTGCCATGTTGCCAGCGCCCATCGCTTTAACTGCTGACTTCTTCATCACAAACTCACCAGGCTGAAGTAGGGCTGGAACTCTGTCCTGATAGTTTACATTGCCACCGCCAGCAAAACGTTTTACGAGACCGCCTGCAGCAAGCATATTTAATGCACCTGAGGCCTCAGGTCCCATAGAAATAATTGGAGAAGCAGCAGTCTGCCAAGGAGCTAACGTACCCATTTGTGCATTTGACTTACCTCCGAACAGTTGACCAATGTTTAACCCACCTGCCCCTAAGAAGCTAAATATACCTCCACCGCCACCACTACCACTTAAAGCACTAAAGATAGAACCAAAGAAGTCCACAACACCTGTACCAGCTGCTTTAAATCCATCAATGATAGTAGCAAAGAATCCTTTTTGTTGCTCAGTAGCTTCAGCTGCCTTGTTAGCTACATCTGCTTGCTGTTTTTGAGTCATATCAAGAGCTTTTTTAGTTTCTTCGATTCCGCCTACACTACTTACTGTACCAGTAGTAACTAAAAGTGCTCCATCAATGACTTTGGCATTGTCAGCTCCTTTTTGTATACCGCCCATGTTAATTCCAAAAGCATTACTTAAGAAACTACCTGCTGATTCTTTTAAGAAGTCAACAGCAGGATTAATCAACGTTTCACGTAAAAGTTCTTTTCTAAACTCTTCTAATATATTAAATGCAAATGATCTAAATGTTTCATTAAAATCTTTTAGCTTAAAACTTCCATCAGCAATAGAGTCAAATAGAGTTTCCATTGATTTACCAATTTCATCAATAGCAGCGCCAAATCCTTTTGAAAGCCCTTGGAGCACATCATTATTTTGTATATCAGCAATTTCTTTTAGTTTGTCTAAGCTTGACTTAGAGGACTCAAGAACATCATTTATCGCATCAATCTCAGCTTGTTTTTTAAGGTTAATCAATTCTAACTGAGTATCATAAGAGTCTACAGCTGCTCCTGCCTGTTCAGCTAAGTTATCAACAGTTGTTTTTCTTATGGTATTAGCATCTTCAATCTGCTTTTTAGTATTTTTATCGATTTTATCTCTTAAAACACCAATCGATGCTTCAAAAACTTTTGTAGCCGAAGCAGGAGCTGCAGACAAGAATGATGAGCGAGCTGTAGCAGATACAGCTTGTCCTTGAGCTGAAGTAGGATCAAGACCTTTTGATACAGCTGCAAACTCACCAATAAAAGTAGCTAATATCTCACGTTCTTTGTCTAAGAGACGAGCTCTTTCAAGTAATAAGTCAAGTTGTGCTTTTTGTTCATCAGCTTGAAGTTCTAACTGTTTATCTTGTAGTTTTGACTGTTCTTGTAATACTGCAAGATCACCATTAATCTTACCTAAAGTTATGTTTAAGTCTGCTTGAGCTTGTTTTTTATCCAGATCTGCTTGTTTATTAATAGCCTTTTCCTGTTTTTGATTAAAATCTCTTAAACGTGCTAATGACTCTTCTGCAAAAGCAATTTCAATTCGAGCAAGTTGTCGATCTGTTATTAATCCAGGAAGACCTGTTTGAAGCCGTGCTTTAGATAAGTCAAATTGTTCCTTAGCTTTTCTTTCAGCTCTTTTAAACTCTTGCTCATCAAGTTTTTCTTGTGCTTGTAAAAGCTGTTTTTGAAATGATAGTTCTTTTTGAAGATTCTTCAACCGTGTATCAGCAAGTTTGTTTTGTTCTTGTTGTAATTTGACTGAAAATTGTAAATCTGCAATTATTTTTTTATTTGAGATTTGACGGGCAGTTTTTTCTAAAGACTTGTTAAGCTTTTCTGACTCTTGGACAGTTTTTTTGATAGAACCTTCAATAGCTTGTTGAGCACTTGTTACTGCTAATAACTGAGTCTGCTGATCACCAGTTAACTTAATTTGTTCTCTTACTATCTCAAGTTGTGCATCAGATAGACCAAGTCCTTTTAAAACTGTTTCATTTTCTTCAGCTTTTGCAGAGGAAGAAAGGCTTAAAACTTTTTGAATCTGAGTAGTTGTAAGACCTTGTTCTTGTAAAACATTTTTAATTTCTTTTTGTTGTGCTAACAGTCCTTGACCAGCTTTGAATGTGTCAAAAACATCTTGAAGTTGATTACCTCTAAATTGAAGATTTGTTTTAGCGATGTTACCTTGTTCATCGAACAATCCGTTTAATTTTTCTGCTGCTTTTATCTCTGCACCAAAAGTATCTCTTATTTTCTCATTTATTTCTAAAAACTCTCTTTGAGTTTGAGACAGTTCTCTTGCACTTTGCAATCTAAGCCTAGTAGCTTCAATTGCAGCGTCAATATCTTCTAAAGTAACTCTAAGAAGTTCGTCTCGTATACCAAGTTCTTTTTGGACGCTCAATAAAATTTCAATTCGTTGCTGAAGTATGGCTCTTTCTGACTGTTCTAGCTTGTTTGTCTGATCATTTAATTGATTTTCGAATTCTAAAATTTTTTCACGAATATTTGACTGTGTTGTTAAATTACGCTGCTGTTCATTTTCAGCTGACGTTCGTAGAGTAGTCGCTCTGCCTAAAGAGTTTTCTAAAGCTTGAATCCCAGAAGTGATTTGGTCAGTCGAATTAGTTCCCTGATTTATTACGTCTACAAACTCATCAAAAGATACTTTGTTGCTTACGATAGCACTATTTATTTGTTCAATAATGGCAAACTGCTTAAATAATTCAAAGTTTTGTTGATTGAGTCCTTGTCTTATTGCTACATCAGCTTCTAAGATTGCGTTAAAAGCAGCTAATCTTTGTTCATTTTCAGCTCTGGAAGTTGGTGATCCAGAGGTTGTTCCTAGTTCTGCCCTTGCTCTCTTATTTTCTAAGTAGTTAAGAAACCCTTTACTTTCATTACCTAAATCTTGTATTTTAGCAGTTATATCGTCCAAATCTCTTGCAATAAGCTCAGGATCAAAGATTCTAAGTTGCGGTAACTCGCTAAATGTTGTAAATAAATTATCAGAACTCTTACTCGCTTCACCTAAAGCATCTGACAACTGAAGGGCTGAAAGACCAGTAAGTTGGGCTAAAGTGTTTATAGCCAAAAATCTTGTTTCTTGAGTTAATAATTCAGCTGCTATCTTTGCTTGAGTTTTTAAATACAATTGACCTTGAATAGTAGCTTGCGAAGTTCCTTCTTCTAAGTTTTTAATTACTGATGCGAGTGCTTGTACTTGTTCTTCATTACCCTCAAAATCTTCAAAAATAGTAGCAAACTTTTCCTTAATTCTTTTTACCTCATCTTCGTCAATTCGAACTGAAGTTCTAAAAACTTTTTCAAGAGCTAATCCTGCAGCAGTGCCTATAGCAAGACCCGCAGCTGTACCAATAGGCCCCCCAACGAGAGTTCCAATAGCTCCTCCAGCACCCACTATTATTCTTGTCACAATAGCGCGAACCAAAAGCCCAATACCTAACCCAAACCCTGCACCCTTTACAGTAGAATCAACAGTTTGTTGCGCTGCTTGTAAAGCATCAGCTACTGCTGATTGTACTTCTTGAACTAACTCTTCTTTTGTTTTAGTAAACTCAACTGTTACGCCTAAAAACTTGCCTTGTAATTGAAACTCATCAATATCTCTTAGTGCTGAATCAGCTTTTTCAAGATTTGCTAAAGACTCAGCAGCAAAAACCCCAATAGTATCTTTAAATTGTTTAAATTTAGGATCAAACCCAATTAAAGACCTAAACTTCTCTGTAATATCTCCAAGAAAAGCATTAAACTCTTTTGATTGACCTGTTAAATTGGTTATGATAGAGCTTAAAATAGTAAAGATTGAAATAATTGTTACAAGTCGCCCAGCAAAACCAACAATTGAAGCCGCAGCCCCTGTAATTGATGAAGCTACAAGACCAATTCTACGTGCAGCAACCTCAGCTCCCGTGCCTACTGAAGCAAAAAATCCTGTTGCAGCTTTCTTTGCTGAACCTAATGCCACCGTGTTTTTTTCTAAGGAAGAAGTAGCAAGATTATTAGCCTTTGTACCCTTTTCAGTAGCTTCTATAGTAGCACGCGCATTTTGAGCTTGTTTTTCTAAAAGAGGGATAGCCTCTTTAATTTGAGCATTTGATAAAGTACCGGCTTGAGCTGATGCACGAATTGCTGATAATCTATCATTTTCAACTCTGGTACCAGTTCCAGTAACGTTAATAAGTTTTAAAGCTTCAGTTGCAGAACTTTTTGAAGCTCGTGCATTCTCACTTAAGTTTGTTACAAAAGCTCCGACGCGCTTACCAGCGTTTTCAAATTTTTCTGACACATTACCCAGAGCACCTGCTAATACGTCAATACCACGAGATGCTACCGTAGAAGCTAACACTCCTAAAGTTGATAACGCAGCACCAATATTATTTGAAATAAAGTCGGCAAGAGGAGCCAAAGATTGTGCTAAAAATACACCAATATCTACTAAGAGATTTTGTATTGTAGCACCTAAACGCTCAATTCGTTCAGCTGCTGTAGGTATGGTAACATTAATATTTCTAAACTTGCGCTCACCTTCTGTAATCACAGCATTGACAAACGCTTGTTGCTTTTCAAAACGTGATAGGGAAGAAGCAATCTTACCGTTCGCAATAGCATATGCTTGAGCAGCAGGTTCGATCCTAGCAAAAATACCAAGTTCGTCTAGTAGTTCTGGTTCAAGTTTAGCAGCACCTCGAACTAAACGAGAAAATGCATCATTTAGGTCTCGACCTAAAGCACGAGAAGCTCTCAACGAAACATCTGTTAAACGATTAATTTGATCGCCACTAAATCCAGAAGAAAGAGCTAAGTTAGCATTTTGAGCTGCCTCTACAAAAGTAAGCTGTCCTTTTGTAATCTTATTAAGATTAGCAAGAATGGCATCACCACTCTCTCCAATTCCTGCAGCTAATGTTCTAATACCTTGTAATGTTTGTTCCGCACGAGCAGCGCGGGATAGAGCAGTAAATGCAGCAGTAATAGCAAAAATATTAGCGGCAGCACCAGCATATGCTCCAACAAGACCGCCTAAACCATTAGCTTGCGCAGCAAACTGACGGCCTGATGATGCAGAAGATTGACCTAACCGAGTAGTATTACGGTTTAAGCGTTGAGTAGCTTTACCAGTATTATCAAGATCCTTACGAACCTTGTCAAAACCTTCAGTTTTACCTTTTAAAGTAGCGATTGTACTTTTATTGCCAGCCACTTATCTTCCTCTCTGTGCTTTTGAAAGTGATTCTTGTTCTTTTCGTTTTTGAGCATAGTAACTACTCATTTCTGATTCACCTGCACGTAATAACTCAAATACAGCTCGACGGTCTTCTATCTCGTAAATGTTAAAGATTGCCTCTAAACCAGCATAATCTTTACCCATCCAAGTGCCGCTCATACCTTCCCATTTATCAGGTAAAGCGTTTAAAACTACGAGTGCTTGTTGAGATTCTAAAGACAAAGTAGATGGGTCTATTGGAATATCTTCTTCACGAGGTTCCCAACCCATCTGCTCACACATCTCAAAGTACTGATCTGCATTCATACCTCCGCCAAAAAGTGAGTTGCGAAGGTAGTCAGTTAGTTTTTTGCGTCTGTCTCAGCTTTTTGCTTAGAAAACTGTTCAAAATCATTCATCGCATCTGTAACAAATTGATCAAATACAGTAGATGATTTCAATAGTTCTACAGCTTCTTCTTCACTATAATCGATATTTTCATTAGCGTCCATTGAAGAAATATCAACAGGAAGAAGAACAGGAAGGTGCTTTGCTTTAAGCCCTTTCCATCCAACGATTGCTTTTTGAGCATAATGCTCCAAAAACTTGTCGTTATCAACTTCTTCTTCACGCTGGCGTGTACGTTTATTAAATTTATAACTAAGAGATGCGTTGCGAATTTTCATTAGATCTTCACGTGTTAAGTAGCGAAGATTAACTTCAAAACCATCAATATCTGGGAACTCTACCCAGGTAGTGGTTTCTTTTGCAACAAGATTTTTAATTTTACTCATGATTTCCCCTCATAAAAAACGAGTGCCCATTACATATCTGCTTCTCAAAGGTGAGGGGGAACCTTGATTTGCAAGTAATGGGCACTCTTCTGGTAAAAAGTGTTAGTGTTCCCCCTCAGAAACACTTAATAATTAAGATTTAGCAGCAAAGACGGTTACTTCACCACCATCGCCTTTGTTAGCGGTTGTTTCCTGACCAACAAAGTTAACTGTCATTGAAATGACGTCTTCAACAGCGATTGCTGGAAACTCAAACTGACACGCATCAAGCTGGAAAGCAACATATGGTGCTGTTGCTCCACCGACGATCAGGTTAGCGTTTGAAGTTTGTGCAGAAGCTGTACGAGAGTCATTTTGAATATTTCTAATAAACTGAGCTGACTCATTATCGCCAGAACGAAGATACATTGTAGCAGAACCTGTTACAGCACGTGTGCCAGTAAACTGACCAATTGGCTCATTCAGATTTGCAAGTTCTTCTGGTGTTAAGTATGTAATGTTGTTATTATAGTCAAAGCTAAGAGCTGTAACTGGGAACGTATACTTAACATCTGCTCCACCAGCTGAAGGCTGATGATGGAACTCAATAGCACTCAAACGATTCTTAATGAATGAGTTAGTTCCAATAGAACCAGCAACATTCATCTGGTTATATGGATGATAGTGAGCTGTTACTGTAGCTTCACTCGCATTTGAGTTAGCTGTAACGGAAGAACCATCATTTAGAATACCACCAAATACTGAAACAGCATTATCACGTGGAGTGCCTGTTAGTTCTTTCATTGTTGTACCAAAACCAGTCCAAGTTGTGGTAGCAATTTCTTCAATACCTGCATCAACAGTTGCCTGATTAACAGTAGCATTTGAAACTTGGAAAATTACGTTATCAAGTTTAAAATACATATGGTTTTCAACAGCTGTTGAGAAGTTTGAACGAGTTGAATGTGATCCTGTACCAGCAGCAACGTTCACAGTGCGAAGTCTTCCACCTGTTTCCCAAACAGATTGTTCAGTAACACCTGAAGCTACTTTTGTATTAGATACCATTGACTGCCACATAAACCAGTCAGCAACTGGCTTTACGTTACCAGTTTGTGTTGATCCTGCGTCAGTTGAGTCTGCAGCCGCACCAGTTACAACACCGGTTGGACGAAGGTAAACCTGAAGATTCCAGTCTACTGGGTTAATAGCAGTATTAAAGCGCTGCTGTGAACGATCAGGGTTTGTTCCTGATTCGAGGCTTGTAATGTCCTGAGTAGCAGCAGTTGATGTAACGGCAAAACCAGCTAACACTTCAAGTTTCCAAGTGTTTTCTGGAGTCATAGCAGTAACAGCCGCACCGTTCACCAGGTCAACAGTGGACATAAAGACCTCAGAGTTTCTTTGTAAATTAAGAGATGCCATCCCTTTCTCCTTATCCGTCTAATCTATAGACTATTGTTAGTTCAACCTCTGCTAATCCGTATGGAGTGGCTAACCCCTCATCAGAAGTAATACTATCTATTGTTATATCTAGTATACCTTTATCAGGATTATCACCGATAGAATAAATGACATGCTCAATATCTTGAGTAATATCATCCACGAGGCTTTGAGAATTATCTTCTCCAAATACGTATGCTCTTATGGTAGCGTCTAAAGTTGCTACCGTCAAACTTTTAGAATTAAAATCTCGAAGTTCGGTACCAGCGCTTACGTATAACGCTGGAAAATCGTTTACCTCATCTAAAAACTTTATTCTACGATAAACATTAGAAAACACGTTTTGAGTATAGGTATACGAAGAATTAAAATCAGATGTCTCACCGTCAATCTCTTTTAATTGAGCAACAATAAAATCAATTATTTCTGTTCTGCGTGATTGAGGCATTTTTAACCACTCTGCTCTCTGTCATTATTGGGGTTAAGGTATCTATGAAATCTTCCTACAAGTTGACGTATCGCTGGTCTTAAACCTGATTGTACTATCAACCTATCAACGTCTCTTAAGAACCATCATAAACATTATAAATAGGATCAAATGTATATTTGATAATATCTTTTTTTTGATTATACTGTAAAATTCTAAAAGAGTCAACCAGTCTACCTGTTCTATAAGTAAGAATATCAGGACGTGCAGGAGGAGGTCCTCCAGGAACACCTGTGGGCATCTTTTCTCTAAACAACCGACGAGCTAACGCTTCTATCTGAGCTATTGAAACTTGTGCTTGTAAATCTTCTCTCGGTTGAAGCTGTCTTTTTCGTGTCTTAGCTCTTGTGCCAGCAGTGATAACACCAGGACCCCCTTGCGACTTAGTATTAATATCTAATATAAAAGGACGACCAGCTGATTCGTCAAACTCTTTAATTATAAGTAACAACTCAGCAAAAGCATTAACAAAACCATATTTTTTATTAAGACCCGTTTTATTCAGAATTTTAGCCCCTTCACCTTTTACATAGTACTCAAGTAGATTCTGAGCAAAATTATCTGCCGTAGCTTGTGCTACCTTAGTTGATATATCAACAAGATTACTTTTAATAAACTTTTCAGCTTCGTTAGTGGGTCTAATATTGACAGTTCCCTTACGAAACTCTAAAAATAAGAATTTACGCCTATTCTGTTTATTTTGAATGTTAAACGCTTTAGCTAATCCAGGAAATGCTTGTATAGACGCTTTTCCGTCTATAGTTGTTATAAGCAAATAATTTGCCATTTTTTGATTAAACTGTTGAATAGCTCTATTTCTATAGTTTGTTTGTGATTTAGATTCAAACCATTTCCATAGATCATCAGTATTATTAAGAGTAATATTAACAAGTTTTGGACTACCGTCTTTGTTAAAGACAGGTTTTCCGTCTTTTGTTGTAACTTGTTTTTCTCCTGATAAAGCAAAAAGTCTCTTACCTTCATCAGTATAACGTCCAGGAGCTAAACTTGTGAAAGATGATCCACCAGGTTTATTTGGGTCTGCCTGTTGTTTTATCTCAATAGTTCTAAACCCTTGACGAGTAACATCACTCGCTTCAAATTGAGATGCAAACTGTTTTCCTACAAGAAGTTCCAAATCTGCAATAGATATCTCTGTATCAGGGACAGAAGATGGATTAGCATAGGCAGATGGGTTCTTAGGTTCACCATAAAAACCACGAATTGCTGGAGGAAATCTTTTAGGACCTTTACCGCCTGCAAAAAAGTCAGATAGTTTTGCTTGGTCAAGCATTTTAGCTCTATCAGATAAACTAGCTTTATATCTACCAGAAGAAACTTCTTTTATGGCTTTAGTTAAGTCCTCTTTTCTAGCTCCACTCTGAACTATGCCATCAAATATTAAATCAATATTTAAACGAGGGCCTTTAGCCATTAAGAGATAATCCTATATAAATCTAAGATACGACGAATATGAGGAGGAAAATTACCAGCAAGAGGATAGTTGTCGCCTCGTTCACCTTCAAATGAGAAGCCTTTCTTTTCTTGATCTTGTTTATAGATAAGTTTAATCATATCAAGAGTAGCTAATTGAATGTCTTGTGGAATCTCATTAGATTCATATCCAGCCCGATAATCAACTTTTACACCAGAAGGAAAAGGAGAGAAACCTGGAGGACCTGAAAGAGTTAGAGCTGGGTAACTGTTACGAATAGTCGGGTAAGTACCTCTTACTCCAACGGCACCTGTGTCGCGAGTTACTTCACCCATATCACGAGAGAAATTATACTCATTAGTAGCATTATGAACGTCAACAGCTTCTGTATCTTTATTTTTTCCATCAAAATGACACAGAAATACAGTTTCACCGTCTGGTCTAAAACGGTGTGTTGGAGGAGTAATAGTAGCTTCTTTATATCGAGCTTTATTAGAAAATCTTACTTCATCAATATATCCAGCAAAATTACCGCCTATCTCTACATTTGCTGTAAAAGTGTGGTTTGACTGAGTATAACTTGCATTAGTAAATAAATTACCATTTAAATGAGTATATAGTCTTTGATTTTGTGAGTCAAAAGACCAGGCTACGTGTGTAAAAAATCTTGGAATATAATTAGCAGTTGTTGTAACTCCTGTACCTCTTACTAAAGTAGAAGGTCCTCCAAAACGACTTTGAAAAATTGTTGTATCGTTAGAATCAAAACCAAATTCCATATAATTTGTCGCATCTGTGTTAAATCTGATAAGGTTGTTTTGAGGTGGAGTCGCTGCATCACTGCGAACAAATAATTCAACTGTAAAATCACCATCCTCGAATTCTAA